TCTCATGCCTCCTTTAAGGCCGCCATCTTCTAAAACCATATTATCTGGTAAATTGTTAGGATCTATTCTATTGCCGTATGGATCAGTTACTAAACCATCATCTTGTATTGGTGGTACATTTCCACTACCAGGAACTAAAGGTTGACCAGTAATCGGAGTGCCAATATTTATAGGACCTCCTATACTTGGTGGTTGTAGAGGTAATAACGGAGGTCCTTCGCCACCACCATAATCAATACCGCCACCGCCAGGAACATTTATAGGCATAATTGGTTGTGGTTGATTAATACCACCTATGCCGCCTATTGATCGTGGTCTTGGTGGGATTATACGTGGGTCTCTACGTGGTAAAACTGGACCACTAATATTTACAGGTGGAGTTAAAGGTGGACCAAATGGGCTTTGCTGCCCAAATATGCTTCTTTCACCTGCTATATCTATTCCAGGCTCTCTTAACATAGGCCTAACACCCATAGCAGGAATTGGTCTACCAATAGGTGACATAATTTGATTTTTAAATGCTTTTGATAAAAAACCCATTAGACTCTACCTATATCGTTATAGTTTTCAAATACTTTCATAAGCGTATCCATATTTTTTGCACCCTTTTGTCTATTTGGTTTACCGTTTGGTATAAGCTCTATACCTGTTTCAGTTTTAGTTATTTTAAACCCACCTAAACCATTGTTAGCTTTTGCTGTTTGAACAAACTCACCATCACTTAACATAGCTGGTATATCATCACTTGTACCTGTTCCTGGACCTATTGAAGGACCACCCATACGCATATCTAGTTCTTGTAGTCCGCCTTCAGCAGCACCTCTAATACCTAGATCAAAACCTTGGAATGTTTGTTGAGGCATCAAGTCTGGTCTTACAGATTGTCTTATATCTTTAAGTCCACCTTCTTTCTTCTTATAATCTTCTTTGACAGCTTTTCCATAAAGTGCGGCCATAGCAGCTAATCCTGGATTAATACCACCTGACCCAACTCCCATAAAGCTACCATCTCCTCCACCAAATTGCCCATCTGGACCTTTTATAGAATCTTCAATACCTTTTATAAATCCAGGTGTGTTGCCTTTACCTAAGATTGTTCTGCCAATATTAAAACCACCGCTTGTGCTTGGTGCATTGACACCTGGTATTGCTATGGTATTGCCAATAACTAAAGCTGTAGGATCGGTAATGCCGTTTGCTTTCATAAGATCATTTACTGGAACACCTGTTGCTTGTGAAATGCTATACAGAGTATCGCCTTCTTGTATGGTTTGTTGAGCAGGTTGTTCACCACCCATACCTAACATGCCGCCTATGCCGCCTCTTATATTTCCTGCGGTGCTCAAAATACTAGATCCAACATTGCCTAAAGTACTTGCAAGACCACCTAAACCAACTTTACTCATGCCAGCACCAATAGCACTGCCTACACCACCTAAAGCACCGCTTAGTGCACCTCCAACTCCAGGTATTAACAGGGCACCTGCAATAGGAGCTACCTTTTTAACTACTTTCTTTAAACTTTTACCAAGCTTCTTAAGGAAGCCAAACTCTGCCATACCTGTAATAGGGTTAATAGACATGCCTTGACCCACAGTATATTCATTGGGATCTAGTCCAGCAGACATCATTTCTTGTTGTATTATTTGTTGTGTTTGTGGAGAAATAACTGGTGGGACTACCATTTCTCCTGGTGCTACGTGGGCAAGCATACTGTCTTCTCCTCTTCCTAAACCTGCTATGCCTGTTCCTGAGTTATCTATTCTATTCATGCTCTATTATTCCTGTAAACATTTTAACCAAAATACTAATAAGTATCTATCTCCTGATTCTACTGCAAGTCCCCTGTGCATATGAGTAAAACTCGGAAAAATAAGAGCGTGGCCTGTAGGTAAGGGCTCGACTGTACCACGTTTTAAAAACTCAGTTCCGCCACCTTTGTACTTTCCAGTGTTCAAAGGAACTACCATACTAATATCAGCACTTGCATCGTGATGCCAAGCACCTTGTTTTTTATCCCTTAAATTATAGTTGGCTATTTGTATTCCACCACTATCTACGTGTCGGTTCCAAATATTCAAAAATATAGGATTTCCTATAGTATATATCGTTTGCATTAGAGATTGAAAGATTTGAGGACAATTATCTTGAAAAGTTATTTCTGGTATTTGCCGTAAATTATCTTCTTCTGGGTTAGGGTTAAAGCCAAAATGTGCCTCTAAGTTCTTCATTTCATCTAGAAGTATGTCGCAAAACTTCTCTGAAAAAAATGGCACTGTATAGACATCTTTTAATGGTTCTTTGATTATATTATCGAGTTTTGTGTCTTGTCTAGGCTCAACACCACTGTCTTCATAAAAGTTTACTATTGGCTGTATAGAGTCTTTTACAGCATCAAAAGTGTCTTTTTGTATGTACCAATCAGAAGGATAAGCAAGTAAAAGGTTTTTAACTTGGTAATTTAAATCTTCTGCTGTATCACTCATAAAGTTATGGTTATATTACCATTAGTTTTTACAGAAACTTCACCTAAGGCTGATGTCATCTCAAATCCTTGAGGCAATGTTCTATCACCAATATCAACCCATTTGTTACCTGTATATACTTGTAGAACACCTACAGTAGTATTCCATATAATGCTGCCATCATTGAATTTAAGTGTATTTTTTTCTGCGTCATTTATTTGTCGGACATTATCAAGATCTACAGCACCTAAATTTATTTCTAGTATTCTAACTAATCTGTTAAAAACATCAGATGTAACTGTATCACTAGCTATCGGTAGCTGTGTTTGTAATAGTTTGCTCATCTTCTACCGTCTGGTTTTATATCTATACGAGTAGATCCTAGCCTCCATCCTATAGATAAATTGCCATTATTAGAAGCATCATCATCAGACTCAAACCTAAGTGCTATCTGTCTTGATCGGCTTCTTACAAATGCTTGTTGTGTAGAAGAGCTTATTGCACTTGTTGAATTAGTAGTAAGACTATCACCTGGAAAGTTTCTAGTTTTAAGAACTACATTTACATTACCACTATTATCATCTTGTATAAATTTATAATCAGGTATGATTCTTTTTATAAATGAAAACTGTTCACCATCTCCTATATCTAGATCAGAACTTTCAATAAAAACATTTGTCATAGGAGAACCATCATCGTTAAACCCCAATTCTTGTTGATATAAGTATCCACCGCTTACAGCTCTTGGATAGTTTTCAATACCAGAGTCAAGCCAAGCAGTTCTAGATAACTGTCCGTAGAACCAAATACCCTCAACATAATTGTATATAACGTATCTATCTACTTCGGTTGCACTACTAGAACAATAGAACCAACCTACTTCACTTTTATCTTTTATAGTAAAGGCATTTATTTTAAATGATTGAGTGAGGTTTATGTCTGTAAACACATAATTATGTACTGAGCATGGCAGTGTTTGAACACTACCATTGTATAAATAAAAATTGTTATAACTCATCCAGTAAACACCACTTGGAGTTGTGACCACAGCTTTAGGACCAATTAATCCTGTTCCTTCGTTTATTAAATTTATTCCAAATGTAAATGGTGGTCCAATAAACTGCATACTATATAAAGCTGTATCAGTCCAAACTAATATTTCTTGTCGTGCTTTTACACCACCAATAATAGATGAGCCGCTTGACAACCTTAATGAACCTGCAGTGTTCGTTGACAAGGGCTCAAAATCCAAAGCATTTTCTTGGTCACTAAATGCTATAAGCATAGGATCTACAGTTCCAGTTCTCGTAGAACCAGATATAGGATCTGCACCTAAAACTATTAAATGCCTATCTTTTTCAGATGTTATAACTTGTAAAGCTTTGGTAGGAACTAAATTTGCACCTGATATACCAGATAATTCTACAGCTCTAGTGCTTAAGCCGTTATTTTCTGTCCATTTAAAAATACCTGCATTTCTTTGATTTATCATCAAATCTTCACCAAAATTATCATGCGTCCATATTCTAAGCTGATTAGTATCACTTAATGTGGATGTGCTACCAAAAGTTCCTTCACCCCATCCATTTAAACCCCAACCTGTGCCAGGAACATAAACATCCAAACCCACATTTACTTGATAAACACCAACAACAGATGATCCACCATTTCCACTGTCAGATGCATTTGCAGTAACCGTAGTGCCAGATGTATCTTTGGCTTCTATTGTGTAACTATTAGCGTTTACTATAGTTGCTATTTGATATTCTTGATTTAAAACAGCAGCCGTAACATTACCGCCAAGACTTGCTGCTCCAGAAAATGTAACAAAATCATTCTGAACTGCACCGTGTGCGGTATCTGCAACAGTTATTGTAGCGTCACCATTTGATGCAGAAAATGTGACATCTCCTGCTGATGTGGTAGATCTAATAGGTGTAATGTCGTTAAAAGAACCACCAACTTCTATATAGTATTTTAGATGTGTGCCTAAACCTAAAAATTTAGTACCAGCTAAAGAAATCCACGGATGTAATGCTCTAGCAGTACCAAGGTAAGTATTAGAGGTTGTTTTCGCCCAGCCACCAAATTTTTCTGGCCTACCTTTTCTAAACCTTACAAGATTACAATCAAACCAACCCCCTTCGTTATCGTAAGCAGTTCCTTCTCTATTTATACCTGGTCTAAATGTAAGCTTCTGCAACGGCATATTAAACCTCGTGCCACTCTTTACCTTCATAAAGCAAAGCTTCTGCTTCTCTACGCCTTACTAAACCTTCAAGAACTTTGCCATTAGCTTTATTCCAACGCTTCATTTGTGAAGCTACTTCGTCATATTCTTGGTTATTTAATTTTTTTAACATGGTAGATGAATTAAGATTACCAGCACCTAAATTAAAAGTCCAAGATACCAAAGCATCAAATTGACATTGAACTATTGATCTTTGCACCGCTTTATTTACAGCATCTTCAAAAACTTCTAAGTCTTTCATCAAAAGATTTTCTGCTTCTTCTTGTGTAATGCTATCTCCTTCTTTTACACCTTTAGTAGAGCCATAGCCTATAGTCCATACATTTGCTGCACATTTGTATGCTTCAAGTTTACAACCTTCAAATTTTTTAATTAAATTTATGCCTTCTTGTGATATTTTCATATTAATCTTCCTTTTTAGTTGTAGTAACTGTCCTATAATACACAACAACGTCTTTAAGTTCACTTATATACCTTTTTAGTTCTTGCATATTGTAAGCCATAACCTCGTAATCAGGTATTGTCATAGCTAAAAATAC